AATCTAGGTCGGCCAACTGTATTGTTGAGGGTGACCTGCATCCCGTATGCTCGTTTGTTACCTATTCTACCACGGACGGAAACATCCTCGTCGGGATCTAATGTAGTGCCTGAGTTTAATGTACGTAGACGGCCAAGGTCTACGGTGGTGTCAAGGTTCTCTAGTTCTGCGCTAATGCTCAAATCAGAGGATTCATCTGCGGACGACTGCACGTGCAGTTCAAAGTTATTCCAACGCTTGCGGTCCATACTACCCAGGGTAAACTGCCTAGTAGTGACAGAAGCTGGTATATCATAAGGAACTTCGGCTTCGGCTCCTGACACGGGAATAGATGTAGCGAGTAAGTCCTTTGACTGTACACGGGCGTCAAGCCTGTGTAGTCCGCCTAAGCTGTTGATTGCGTAGACAGCACGGTCGGACTTCTTGCCCCCAACAATTAAGTTAGAAATGTCCCAGTTTGGCGCATTGGTTGTGTCAATGCTCTCCCACTGCTTGTTAATCAAGTTGAAGATTAAGATGGCATTGTTAACCTGTGTAACATTTATTTGCGTTGAAGACTTGCCTTCGCTGTCTACCGTAACGACTTCTTCGTTCAGGGGAACCGCCAAGTAGTATCTATTGTCGAAGTATACGCCTACGCTCTTGTCCCATACGTCCCTATTAATCCGTTGTATAATAGAATTAATGGGAGAACTAAGTGGGACTTCGTTGCCACGCAGGTTATATAGATCCTGGAAGTTAGCTCCGTATAAACCGTTGTCAGAAAGGAACAACACGTTGTTCCCGACCTGTATAATAGTCTTCCTAGCTACGCACCCTACCTCGTTTGTTATTAGTTGAGTAGCTGCGTTTTGTCCTGCTCCACCTATAAGGTGAATACTATTGCGGTTGAAGACTAGCAGCTTGTCGTCCGAGAATGAATGCAGACCGACATTGAAATCCGCCGTCCCTGCGTTAAACCTGAACTGAGCATATATCTGGTCATAGGTATCGGAGTCCAGTATGTCAGAAGTAATAACTTCGTCTAGAATCTTTCTGTATGTAAAGCTATCCTCTGCGTCATTTACTGTGTATTTAAACGGCATTACCAGCCTGCGCTGGTGATACGTTGCATACTCAGGAGCTGGCATATGGCTAAAACCTAGCCCTACGGAAAGAGGACGTGAAAACACAGGAGTAGAGCTAAGGCTTAGTCCGTCAGTTACGTGAACGCTGGTTTGATTGCTGTTAAAGAAGAACTCAAATCCGTCAGCCAATGCTACCAATGGAATGCCAACACTAGGAGCAGTACTAACGCTTCCGCTTACATAAAAAACAAATGTATCCGTCGTTCTTTCCGCTACAAATCGAGGACCATTTATATCGGTATCAGGTGACGTATATCCAGAAACATTGATTGGATCCCCAACTTCGTAACCGTGGGCATTGACGGTAGCGGTGACTTTATTGAGTCCGTCGAATTCACCTCCGCTAATTAACTCAGAGGTAGCGCTTGCGATTGACTGATCGGAGCCAGAATTAAATACCTTATTTGTAATGAAAGTTTCACCGATAATAAAGCCAGACGTTTGGTCGGCGGACAAGGTTTTATCTCCAACAACGGATATAGTATCGCCAGCCCTGACGCTACTTGATTGATGAACTATGCCTCTGCCGTTAATGATAGCGAACTCACCTGCGGCGCACACAATCTGCGTTGGCTGAGTATAGGTTCCACTTTCTACACGTTTAAATGCTGGAGATATTTTAGATGCTGCGCTAACTGTATATGTAGCTGCATCCTGATATACAACTGGTAAGTCATACGTAAAAGAAGTATCGTCTGTCACCGTCTTGACTGTCCAAGTGCCGTTTGGATCTTGGTCTGTTACAGCGGGGTCTCCCTCTCCAGGGAACCCTGTAAGTCCCGCAATAGTAATTGCATCACCTATAACTAATCCGTGCTTACCCGAGGTAGTAATGTTAACTATATTTGTGCCCGCTGCCGTGCTAGCTCCGTCCGACGCAATACTAACGGGGCTAAAGAACTTGTCGTTCTCTAGTGCAGTCTGACCGTCACGGAATATAAATATCTTATTAAATGCCTGCAGCATACTGCTGGCAGGCGGCACGTTTTCACCTGATGGGTATCCCATCGTGATTGATACGCTAGTATCATTTAGGTCAGTAGCTACTGCGCTGACATTGGACGCTAATATAATAAACTGACTGTTGGTTTGGTTAGGATCACTGAAGGTTGTGCTTGAATAAACACCAGCAACGTTTCCTTGATCCAGGACCATATTGAACCCAATGACAGGGGACAAGGTAATGGTAGTCAGTGCAGGTTGAGTGCCATTGTCGTCTAAATTAAATGGGAGCGTAAGGGCAAAGCCGCCGTAAGCGGCTACATTGGTACCAACCAATTCATACTCAATTGTCTTTGTGCCATCCCCGTTATCTGTTACCGCAGTAACCGTGTGCGATCCGTCGGGGTCTGGAGTCCCTGTTAAACCTTCTACGTATACTGTGTCTCCTACTGCAAATATGTGACCTGGGAGGACGGCGGGGTTATCAACGACAATAAGAACCTTATTGCTAGCTAAACTAGCGGATCTAATTGTAGTAGGCAGTAGGCCAACCACTGGAGGGTTGACTTGAGTTTCTGAACTAGTAGGTAGTCTTAGGACGGCATCACCAGAAGCAAAGGGCGCCTTGATTACGCTGATACCCTTTCTTACCTGCCACTCGCCATTCTTGCCAATGCGCCCGTTTGAACTGTTCGCCAGCATCCCAGACGGTAGCTGGTCGGGACGGCTGTAAGTATTGAACCCGACGAACCCTACGTCCATGTCATCCTGGATGGGGTCATCGGTCGCTCCGTATGTAGTGTATCTTGACAAAGTTTGTTATGTTATGAGTTAGCAGTCCCAGGCCTTGCGGCTCCAGTAGTTAGCGGATAGTTTATTAGTCTTACCTTTGATGCCACCGCTGCGAGCGCAGTAGCTCGCCTTGCGTTTAGGCTGGTCCTTCTTGATCGTCATGTTAGCATCACCGAATCTTACAAGTTTTTCTTTACCTCCTTGACAGGCCTTCACGACGAACTTCTTCCCGCCCTGGACTTCACGGCGTGGTACGTTGCACTTCATCTTGGACTTGTCTGACATTATGCTTTGTTTTTTCTAGCTGTGCTTGCTCTTTCTGTTTGCGACAGGCTGATAACCTTTCTTTTAGGCAAGCAACGGTCAGGGTTTTTCTTATCCTGCGACGTTCCTCGAGATCTTTTTTAGCCACTAGTAAGAGCCACGACCCTTACCTTTCCCGCCCTTTTCGCCGCAAGAGCCTTTGCCTGCTTTACCTATTGGTTTTCTTCCGTGCATAATATTTATTTGATTTGAGATGAACCAAAGTAGAATCCTACGATGGCTAAGGCAGTCTGCCTGATTTCTGGTAAGATAACGAAGCCTTGCACGGTGTCCCATTGCAGGCCCTTGAATAGCCCTAGAAAGCCGTTTGTCTCTCTACCTATGGTTACCCCTACCTCGGTCCATGCGAAGACGAATGGGGCTATTACAATGGCAAAGATTGTGCATACGACTAGAAACCTGCGAACTATAACCCCACCGTCACGCTTTGCCGCTGCATCTGCTGAGGCATCTGCTGCTTGCTGGGACGTAAGCATACGCTCGAACTGACGAGCCTGGCTCTCCATCTGAGTGCCAATGAGCTTCATTACGAAGCCACTGATCCCTCCTCCGAGCATTGCTATTAGTTCTGGTGTCATTATTTCTTTAGTAGTTCTATAATTACCTTGATGGCGGATGCTGACATATAGATGAATGTTGCTAGTCCTACGCAAAAACCAAGGGTTCCATTGACGGGAGAAAGTTCAACTGTAGCGATAAAGCCCCCTGTTCCGATGATTGATTTGTAGATAATATCTTCCATAGCATTTAGTCTTCGTCAGGGTCAGGTAGGGGTGTATAGTGGTTTACGGTTGATGACTCCTCGGACTCGTCCAGGTCGTAATTAGTAACGTCCAATGCCCACATATGGTCAATGGTTTCGTCGGGATAGGTAAGCCAACGTGTCCCTTGACCATTGTCCTCGATCCAGTAATCCAAGCCAAGTTCTTTGCCTTCTTCGTCGGCTCGTTCAATGGCGGCTTCTTTGCTTGCGTATATTAAATAAAGCATTAGTAAATTGAGTAGTGTGCGTTTATACTTGTAGCTAGTGCAGGAATGTTTGCAACGGGGTCCCCAGCATACAAGTAGCATTCCTTGCAAACTCCACCAGCGGACCTTTGATAGTATCGACTAGCATTGCCAGCATAAGCACCAAACAAAGAAAGCGGCGCATCTTCTCTTGCATCTAGGTCAGCGGATAGCGTTTCGGTGTCCCCAGAACCATTTACATTTATAGTAAATTCTCTATTATCAGTAGTACCATATAGAACTATATTGGCATCCGTGTTTAAGGATGTAGCATTTGACATTGACGATGGACTTAAACCCTGTCTTTCATTCCTAATTCTCCAACTGTCAGTGCCACCCTTAATAACAGATAGAGATACACCACCTTCTTGAAAGCTTCCAACACCTCGTCCTCCGCCCCAAATTATTGCTGTAGAATTAGTTGTAACTACAGAATCTGCAGGAACAGTTCCAACATAGACTGCACCCAGTTTAGAACTAGCACCACTCGCCCAGTCATCAGTACCAAAGTTAGCATTAGTGCCATCCGTAGATACTTGCAAGTTTTGCATAGTGTCGTTGCTAGTAGCCTGGTTTGACTTTACTCCATTTAGAAATGTACCACTTTCAACAATTAATGGTTGCTCGCTAGCAGTTGTTTGAATCAACGGTCTATTGTTACCTGACTGGTCATACCAAGTCTCTACAAAGCCATCCACTGTGTTGTCATACGCAGGGATACCAGTGATGCTGTAGGCTTCACCGATGTTAGCTTCAATGGCTCCACGGTTGTCTGTTTGGTTAGTGTCGTAAATGATAATTTCTTTTACTG